TAAATCTTCAACAGGATCTACCATAAACATAACAAATTTCTTATCGATAGTAACACCTTGGTCAGCTTTAGTATAGGCCATGAATGGCATAAATCCAATCTTACCTTCTCCAGCTGGGATTAAGGAATACCCATCTTTAATTGTAACAGAAGTTTCGGTCTCTGTTATTTTACCGATAATTTCCTCACCTGAGGATAATCTTACTAATTTCATTTTTTTTCTCCATAGTTATATATTATACCACAGTTTGGCATAAATGTAAATAGTTTAACCAAAGAAATCCTCCAAAGATGCGACCTCTTCAGAATTCCAACCTACAGCATTGAGGATTGGTTCTATTGGGTCAAGGAAGGTTTTTTGGAATTGCATATCGTAATCAATATACTTATGAAGATTAAATTCTTCAGGTAAGTAATCAGCAAATGCAATTACATTTTCTTTGATAGTGTTTGGTGTTCGTAAATATACAAACTTAATCTTTTCGCCATTTTGGATTAATGCATATTTTTTAGTTAATGCCAAATCTTGGACTTGTTTATTAAATAGTAAAGAACCACGAACATGTATTGGTGTACCTTTTTTGTATATGTTATTATGATCTTTATATTCTTTGACTTTTGAGACTCCGCGTGGGAATGCAATTTCGTCAGGTGGTAATGTCTTGAAGTAATTCTTAAATTGCTCAATAGACTTTTGGACATCTTCCTCTTGAGCTGACATAATGATTTTAAATAATTGTTTTAGAGCATCACGACATGGTTCGGGAGTAGAAGACTTAATTGCTTCAATACCCATAATCTTGAGTTTAGGTTCAGCATAACGAACACCTTCATTATCTAGTACATTAAGAATATACCTTTTCTTAGCAGTCCAAATACCACGGTCAGCAATAACTTCTCTTGCCATAACCATTCGGTTTGATACTCCACCTAGCATAGAATATAAATCATCATATGACTTAGCCAACACTGGCTCAAGTGTATCGTTACAGATCTTATCCAAGAAATCAATAGGACTCTTTGGATTAAATTTGTTTACAATATCATCTAAGCTAACATACAGCGAATCTGTGTCGATTGCGACGACATAGTCTTTAAACGATGTTGTTCGCATTGTTCGATTAAGAAAGGAGTTGATTTCATATTCGGCCCATCGTATTGTAAGCTGTCCGGTGAGTGTAATCGCTTCTGCAATCCGTTGGTCGAAAAAACGAAAGTACTTATTACCCATAGCACCATACAAAGAGTTAAGAAGAATCTTAATAGCCATTTGGGTATTTTCTGCAATTGAGATTTCTCTTTCGATTGAATATAGTTTTTGTTTATCATTTTTATCTACCTTTTGTAATTTCTTTTGAGCTTTAATCATATTAGCTTTAATGCCGACACGTTCTTGGTACATTTCGTCAATAATCATTGGAATGATTCCAGGTTTGTCAGTATTGAAATATTGACCATTTGCCGCTAATGCTTTACCTTTATTATTTGGTCTTTGTGATTTTGTGAGTATTTGTTCAATGTCAACATTACCTATTTCGCCATCTGCAATTGTTTCTGGTGACATATTATACTGCATAATAATTGAAGGATATAGAGAGTTTAAATCAAAACTTACCAGGTTTTCATGTATACCAACATGGGGTTCTTTAACATAACCACCAGGATAGAATGTTTTGACTTTATCTTCTATGAATGGTAAACATATATTGTTTTCATGTAGTTTACGATATATGATAGTATCCCATATAGCAGTAGTACCAAATGTATCATTATAGTTTACACCACCCTTATATGCCATAGTCATACATAGAGTAATCAGACCCATCTTATCTTCTATTCGGTCAACCAACTCAACATCTTTAATATTATAGTCAATAAAAAGTTGATGATTGTGTTTGTATAAAGTATGTAGATTACCATATTCTTCATAAGATAACTTTTTCTCACCTAATACAACATGTGCTATATTATCTAGTTTATATGATTCTTGTGGACCATACGAATATCCAAACTTTTTAAATAAGTCAAGATAATCCAAATTAGAAATACCTTTAAGTTCATATGATGTTTGAGTCCTACCCATTGTTGTAATATCTCTACGCTCAATCATACCCCATGGACTCAATCTTTTGACGTATGCTTCACCAATAAGTTTATGAATACGATTGACCAAGTAAGGTATATCAAAGAATCTTGTATTCCAACCAGTGATTATATCTGGTACATTTGATGGTTGAGACCAATGTGTAATAAATTTAATAAGTAAGTCTGCTTCATTATCGCATTTATTATATATGACACGGTGTGTTTTCATATATGTATTTTCCACATCATAATCGCCGAGACCCCATATATGATAAGTATTGTCGATATTATTTTTAATAGTAATTGATATTACTTTGTGATCAGCCTTATCTGGCTCAGGAAAACCATCGTCAGACGCAACTTCGATATCGATAGTAGTTACATTTATTTTGTTTCTATCGAATTCGATTTGACCGGGATAATGGTCATTGATAAAGGTTGAGATATATCTTGTGTTACCAAAGATATGACGACCGGCGGTGTCTTTGTTAGTCCTTACCCATTCAGTTGCAGTTCTCATATCGTCAAATGCAACTTCGCCAACCGATGTACCGTCTAGTGTTTTCCAATTAGTTGGACGATTCGTACTCACATAGAGCTTTGGACCGTATTTGATTTTTTCTGTAATTCTTTTATTGTGATCATACCCACGAAGTAATATCATATTACCATATCGTGAGACGTTAGTGTAAAATTTCATAATGTAGCCATTTTCAATATATAGTTATATTATACCACAGTTTTCATATAATGTAAACAATTATTTTCATTAATTTAGTAAAAAGTGGGGGTAATTTCTTACCCCCGCATGATTTCAATTTCTTCAGCTTACCCAGGTTACATAGATTACAAGTGGTGCCAATAATAAAATTGTTCCACCTACAAGCATGATTCCTAGGGCCTCTGCAATATCATCATATTTCGAAATGATATATTTCATTCTGTTTCTCCAGTAAAAAGTTTATTACTATCTACTGGGTTTTCGCTGATGTTAGCCTTTCAAATATTGCTTTTTCTTTGATGCCCCAGCAGACCCTATTTCGATCTTCCTAGGACGCTTCTCTTCTGGGAGTTCTACTCTGGCATACACCACTAGTATTCCATCCACAAGATCAGCACCATCTATTACGACAAATTCTGAGAGTCGGAAGCTTTTCTCGAATTTGCGAGATGAGATTCCTTTATAAGCATATTCTCTATCATCATTCTCAACAGCCCCTTTGATTTTTAAGATACCGTCCTTGAGTTCGATTTCTATATCTTCCATTGAGAACCCTGCCACAGCCATTTCGATTAAAAATTTCTCTTCATCGATTTTCACAATGTTATGTGGTGGGTAGTTATCTGTTCCAGCTCTAGCACTTGTATGAATTCTTTCAAGATCTTCAAATAAAGTATCAAAGCCAACGAATAATGAACGAGGTACGTTCAAAGTATTTCTTACCATTTTAATTTCCTCCTATTAATAGCAAGGTTACGGAACCGGTCCAATACCGCATTCCTATTATATTTATACAGGTTTACTCTTGAGTTTGAGTATTTCCTATATTATATTTTGGACATAATTCCCATTGAGATTTTTCTTTAAAAGGTATTACCTTTATTTGTCTCAATGGAGCTAAGTCCTTTGCAGACTCAGGTTTAACTATACTAACTAAACCCCAGTCGGCTAACAGAGTAGAAATTGTGTTCCTTCTCTGTAAATCATTTTCTATTAAGTTGGATGGTTTTCCATCTAATAGAAATAGTTCTTTAAAATGTACTATAAAGTATCGGCCTTGTTTATGTAATATATGACATGACTGATATAGTTTGTTGTCTTTTCTCGATGCAACTCCGATACGTGTTAATGTTTCTCGTATCTTAAGAAAGTCATCGGGTTCGTTAAGAGTAACCTCAAGCATATCTGCTGAAGTCCAATTGTTAATTTGATTTTGTTCTTCCACCTTTGTTCATCCTTGTTTTTAACCCATCAATTTGTTCATTACTTAGTAGTGTTAAAATAGATTTAGCTTTTTCGTTGCTATAACCATAATAATTTTTAATGAGTTCTAGATTTTCCACTTCACTTGGTTTTAACCATTTAGAAAATCTTTGTTTCTTCTTAATTATATTTATAAAAAAATCATATTGAAGCCGTGCATCTAGGTGATGGAACTTATTCATTTCGTTAGCAAACAGTATTGTATCAGGAAAGAATGATAGTGCTTTATTAATAATATATGCGTTATATTCTTTTTCTGCTATATCATCAACCATAATATCTCTTTTATTATAATTGATTGAGCTTACATATTCAAACGGATTCATTTCTTTGTTCTCCGATATATATTTCTGCTTCTACTCTACTATTAAATAGTCTTTCTTTCATAATTACGTTATTACTACCAATGCATACTGCTCTAAATCTTTTTGATGATACACTATAGTGAACTTCTACAACTTGCCATGTTTCTTTTTTCATTTGAAATTTACCCCCGCCATTACTTCAGTTAAACACGCAACCATGTTAAGTTCATGGTCAGCTACGAAACTATCTTTATACTGATAGTCTGCTAAAATTAAAACTAGCTGAGGAATCGATTGAGGATCCACATAATCATTCATATTATCATATAACTTTCTAAAGATTGCTGTTGGTTCTATGTCAATATTCTCGACTACCCATTTACGCATTCCTTTGAAGTTTTTAATCTTAAGGTGATTAACTAATGTATCAATTGAAACATCAGATACATTTACCAATATACCTGAGTCAATCCTACCGCCAACTGCATATCTTTGCAGTTCGTTTATGATCCTTCTGAAATCGGGGAAGTGTTTAATAATAAACTCTACTAATACTTCTTTATCATATTCTATCTTTTCTTCGCCAAGTATATATATCAACCTATTCATAAAGGCTGAAGCTAATTTCTCTTTTTCTTTTCTTGGTAAAGCGAATTCAATAACAGAACATCTACTGTGTAATGGTTCAATAATTCTATTCTTAAAGTTACAAGTAAGAATGAACCTACAATTTTCGCTGAACTCTTCAATGAAACCACGCAATGCGGGTTGGGTGGACTGTGGGTTCAGATAATCAGCTTCATCTAAAATGACCAACTTGTGTCCACCCTGTAAAGATACGCTTGACGCGAATTGTTTGATTTTATTACGCAGTGTATCAATATTACCCTCTTCGGATCCATTAATAATTATATAATCTAAATCTAATTTATTTGCCAGTGCTTTGGCAATTGTTGTTTTACCAACACCTGCTGTTCCAGTGAACAACATATTTTGTATCTCTCCAGCTTTGACTATTTCACTAAATGTTTTGTGTAAGTCTGCTGAAAGAATACAATCATCGACCGTTTTAGGTCTGTACTTTTCTACCCATAAAAACTCATTCATTAATTTGTATCCCATTGTTTAACCGTATCTAATCTGAAACTTCTCCATGCTTTTTTGTCTAAAGACCAGCATGCAAAATGATCAGAGTCTACATTCATTTTAATTTTTGTATCAACTCCGTTTTCTTTTAAGAGTTTTGGTTCTAGTGTACATGGCATAATTCTTAATTCACCTGTACCTATTTTTTCAAATGTCACAGTAACAATGCCTGTGTTAAGAGCTTCTAATAGTTTTTGTTTTTCGTTTGTTTCCATAATATAATCCTATTCAAAATAAAGGGGGAATGAATCCCCCTTTGGTTAGTCGGCTGAGCCTTCGGCTTCAACTTCTTCAACATCGCCACCTTCTACTGGCAAATCACCTTGGACATTATCTTGTCCTTGTGCTTCTTGCGCAGCTTGAAGGAAAGCAACGATTCTGGACCTAAGTCCACCAACAGCTTCTAGCTCTGGTCCTTCGAATCCACCACGTCTTGAGACTAGGTCTACGATTTGAACCATAGTAGCTATGTCATTAAGACCCAGCTGTACACCTTCGGTTTGAGGTGCGTTTACGTTTACTTCTTCAGTCATTTTTTTCTCCTTTGCAAAGTTTTAGACTAATTAAAAGATACCTACCCCATGTAGCATATCTCGTATTATCCCCATAGTAATATGGAGAACAACTTCTAATATATTTATACATTAAAAGTTGAATTTTTCTCTAATGCGATAAAATATTCTATTGGATAATTACTATTCGTCCAGTTAGAGATTAGTTTTGAAGATATACTTACAAAATAATCACCTGGTAGTAATTTCAAATTAGGAATACTTACAATAAATTCAAAGTCATTCTTGCAAGAATTATCTTTGTCAAGCTCTATTGTATATGAATTAGATGTTGAATCTTTAGTATCAACTACTGATGCAGTCACTAATCCATTTTCGCCTTTTAGAGAAAGTTCGGTATGTCCTAGAACAGCTGCAGCTTTTCTTATCTGATTTAATATGTCTTCAGATAGATTGACTCCAACGTCTGCACTAGGCATTTGAATATCCTTAGTTGGTGATGTTAAGATATCTGTTTCAGAAAAGTAATACCTTACTTTTTGCTGATTAGATAACTGAGTACCACCTTCTTCTGTCGATACTAATACGGACTTGTCTTCAAAATTTAGAACAGGGTTCTCAATAAGATTAAATACCGATAAGAATTCGTTTAGATCATAGATCCCAAACTCTTTTGGCATATCTTCAACGATATCTGCTCTAGCCATAATGGTTTTAGACTCAGATATAGTTTTAAGTTGCTGTCCTGGTTGAAAAACAATGTTCGGATTAATTGACGCAAAGTTCTTTAGAACATTCAATGTATCATTTGATAATTTCATTTCATTTCCTCATTAATAATAATATTATACCACAGTTTGCACATAATGTAAATAGTTAATTACTGTTATCATGCTCATTTAAAGCAATGATAGAATAATGTAGCACTTTCATTAAGTCCTTCCTATGGTCACCAGTCGTACCTTTTTTTCCATATCGTTGTGCATACTTAAGTATGTTACCAATGGCAAAACCTATACCGTGTCCACAGTCTGAAATAAATTCCGTTGATTGGAAATTATTTTTTGAGTAGTGACCACCGTAGGTACTATCTATATAACTCTGGAGCTCCTGGATTAAAGCCCCTTCGTTAAACTTGTATTGTATTTTATTATGTTTCTTTTTGAACATTTTCGTCCTCTTGAGTAATCGCACCTGAATCCACTTTAGTGTAAAGATCCAGGAAAGCCTCTTTTGTATCATCATCGAATCTAGAGATACACATATCAATTGCTTTCATTCTATTTGTAAAGATAGAGAATGTTTGTACTATATGGCATAACCTTCTAGTAGAGATTACTTCATCTACGCCATCATCATAAAATGTTTTTCTAATAACATCAGCCCATGTGACTAGCTTATCAGCAAAGTCTTCATCAGCTGTCCCAAACTTATCCATATGTTTGATTACAATTTTCTTTTCAGTAACCAGTGTTGGAAATGGTTGGTCAATAGAAACAGTAAATCTTTCTAAGAATGCTTCGTCAATGATTGAAGCTGCAGTAAATCTTCCATCTTCAGAACCTTTACCTTTAGTATTAGCAGTTGCTATTACATTAAATCCAGGTTGTGGAGATATTGTTTCACCTGTCTTTTTAACAACAACAGGTTTACCTTCAAGTATACCTTGAAGACACATAATTTTATTAGTAGCTCTATCGATTTCGTCGAGCAATAAGACTGCACCGTTTTCCATCGCTTTAAGAACTGGACCTTTAGAGAAGACAGTTTCTCCATCAATGAGTCTGAACCCACCGAGCAAATCGTCTTCATCAGTTTCTGGATTGATTTGTACACGTATAAACTCCCTTCCTAGTTTAGCACACGCTTGTTCTACCATGAATGTTTTACCATTACCTGATAACCCAGATATGTAAGTAGGATAGAACATTTCTGATTTAAGTATTTTAACTACATCGTGGTATGATCCCCACGGTACGAATGTAGAATCTTTTTGAGCAAATGTCTTTTCATCATTTACTATAGATTGCATTGCCATAGCTTTACCTGGTATTATGTTAGATTGTATAGGTGTTATATTTTCCCTAATAGGAATTATCACTGAGGATAAATCATATGTACCAACCTTGACTCTATTATCTGCAGAAAGCAAACAGTAGTAGTCTTTTCCAGTGTAGCCGTTTTCTTTAGCTATGTCAACGATTGTTGATTTTTTGAATTCATTACTGTCTGGGTACTTTGTAGCCAATTCAGTAAGTATTTTTTGCGTAGATATTTTCAAGTTATTCATAATATAGTTTTCTCCTTTTCTCAATTTATATATCTATTATACCATAGTTCGATGACAATGTAAATAGCCAGAGTGAAAAAAGTTGGGTTAATTTCACATTGCCACCGCTTTACCAAAGTTAGTAAGTAAAGTTTTATTAAGTTTCTTTGACTTACTATGTTTCTTAAAAGCTTGAGTAAGTTTACCCTTACTAGCATCGTCTTCTACTTGAAACTCTTCGGCTTCAGTATCGATTTGCTTTGCTTTTAAAAGGTAATATTGATCATATCCTAAAACGTTATCAATAGTAAATACCCTTTCCTTTGTAAATTGTTTTTGAGCTGACTTTTTAAAATCTTGAGTTTCGTCCCAAGTCATATTAGGATTTGATATATCACAAACTTGCTCAAGTTTACTTCTATAATCATAATGATCTTGAGCCAAGAAGAATCCTAAAGTGGTTACTCCATAGTGCTTTCTTAAATTATTAAGTAAAGCTGTAGTTGCAGATACTCTTAAATTATCTGCTTTAACTTTCTGACCATCAATATTAATAATGTATTCACCCCAATATCCATCGATCTTCATTCTTTTATCGTCTAACTCTTTTTGTCTGCATATAGACATACCATTAGTATCACCATCACTCATAACTACAAGATTCATATTTTCAATATTATGTTTTGCTCTAAACTTTTTAATTAATCTAGTTGATACCATTAGTGCTGTGTTAAGTGGTGTTGATCCCCAATCTTCGAACTTAGAACCATACTGATGAATTCTTGCACCATACCAATTACTTTCCATTGCTATTCTTGTATGTAGAAATTTTAGTGCTTCTTCAAAATCAGCTTTCTTTAATCCACTATGTATTTGTTGTACTAGTGCTAGGTTTTCGTGATATATTTCAGAGTCTCTCTGGCATTCACCATGTCTAGGCAAATTGTTAGTTGTAGTAAATCCATAAACATCGAATGGAATATTAACAGCTTTACAAAATAAAATAGTATGTATAAGTTGATCAATCACTTTATGTAAAGTACCAGACATTGAACCTGAAAAATCAATTAGCATAAACATACCATGGTTTTTAGCATCAGCTAGTTGAGTAACTCTAGAAAAGATATCATCATTAGTTCTGTATGACCATAATTTATTTACATCAACGGAACCCGTTCTAGCAGTTTGAGCTCTTGTGTATCTGTATGCAGCTTTTCTCATTTCAAATTCTTTAACTGCGTAATTCACATTCCTTTTAACTTCTTTAATATAACTAGGATATTCTAAATCAGCTTGTTCCATTCTTTCTTTTGTAGTAACCTCATAATAATCTTCATCGTTTTCATGAGTTTTAAAATTTTCAGTATTTTCTTTTCTTTCTTTTGCAAGAGTTTTATAATCAAATACAACTCGATTTAAAATATCTTTATTAAACTCATTACAAATTGTTATTGGTTTTACGTTATCACTTGGTTTTTCTAAAAGTTGCTCTTCAGCTCTTCGAAAATTTTCATCGGTAGTAGAGACATCTTCATCTCCTCCGTGACTTCTCTCAGTTGGCTTTTCGCCTTCAAGTGATTGCTCTTCTTTTTCATCACTATTAGCTGAGTTAGCCTGGGGTTGTTGTTCTGTTTCTTCTTGTTCTTCATCATTACTCTCCATATCATCATGACCCATAGGTGGAGTTTGATCTTCACCTTGATCATCTTGTCCATCTTCGTTGGCTTGAGGTGCTGGTGGCTTCATTAACTCTTCTTGGTTCTCTTTAGTATATACAAGGACATCTCTACATAATTGAACCACTTCATCAAATGAATCTGTAGACATAGCTCTATCCATAAAGACTTGCTCTTCACTATTAAATGGAACCTCAATAAGGTTACCTATCTTTGCTTTAAGATTAATTTTATCAATGAGTTTTGTTTCATCCCAATCGATGTCAGAAAGATCACCGAAGAACTCATCATCAAATAGTTTTCTATAACCTTTACTGAATGAGTTAACAAGACCAGGATATCTTGATTTTACTTTACGCTCAATCCTAGCATCTTCAATAACATTAATATATGATCTAGGACAACCTTCTAATTGTTCTGGGCTATCATGCCAACCTTCATAAGGAGTTTCTAAAGCATGTCCTACTTCGTGACCGATTAATAAATCATAAACATCTTTACCCATGTCTTTCCAGTTTGGAAGACCTAAAACTCTGTTTTTAATGTCAAACCACGCAGTGTGGTAATTACCGTGTTGAATAGTAATATTTTCTTTTGCTAATAATTTGGCTAGGATACCTTTATTCATCTTTTCACTCCTTAATATTTATATATTATACCACAGTCGAAGCATAATGTAAATAGCTAAAATGAAAAAAGTGTGACTTTTTTCACATATTTGGTCATGTATGGTGGAGCTGATAGGGTTCGAACCTACGACCTACTGCGTGCAAGGCAGTCGCTCTCCCAACTGAGCTACAGCCCCATACTATCGAATTTTTGAGAAGTTCTTTTCTTTAAAAAACTCAATCTTACTTCTGAACTTGTTTTCTAATACATCACCTTTATGCGATATAATAAATGTATTACTACCCTCATCTAATGTATCAAGTATCTTCATCAGATTGTCAACTCCGTCCATGTCAAGACTAGAGTCAAATGTTTCATCGAGAACTAATAGATTGGTCGCTGCGGAGTTCTTCATCTTTGCGATTTGTCTCCATGTAAATAGAAGCGATAGGTCAATCCTTTGTTTTTCGCCTTCAGAAAAAGATGCATAATTAAAACTATCTCTATGTCTTGACCTTATGGTCTCATTAAAACTTTCATCGAGATGGAATGATACAAAGAAATCCAACACTTGCAGATATTGATTTATTAGACGATTCATCACCGGCAAATATTGCTTGATTACTTTCGTCTTGATACCAGTATCTTTAAGCATTTCCCCTATAACCTCGTTATAAGTTCGTTCCTCTACATATTCTAGTTTCTTTTCAATATGTTGTTCGTTTTTCTTTCTGAAATTATTTAATTCTGTTTTGGCCTTTTTCACATCACCAGTTTGTCCCTGGAGATTATTGATTTCTTTTTGTATTTTATCAATCTCTTTTTGAAGTAAAGATATAGAATCATTATTAGAATTAATCTTTTGTTGTTTTTGTCTTAGCTTATTGAGATTTTGTGCTACATACTTTTGCGCAACCTTTACTTCACCGATTTTTTCTTCTAATTCTGACTTAGCGGTTTGTATCTCTTTTGCTTTATCTTTAACGGATTTAATCTTCTTAGTTTTTAACTCTTCAGTAATTTCTTGATCACATGTTGGACAATTATCGTTTTCTTCATAGAATCGACTTTCTTCAACCATATCATGTATCTTATTATTAAACTGCATATCAAAGGAATTCATTTCTGATATTTTCTTTAATAACTCTTGTGATGATTTCTCTTCTGATGATATTGAAGCTGTAAGGTTTTTAGATAAAGTTTTACTCTCTTCAAATAGTTTACCTATTTCAGATTTGTGTACATCAATAGAAGATTGTTTACCTTCGATTTGATCTTTATTTAAGGATTGTAAACTTTTAATATACTTACTCTGTGAATCTATTTTAGTTTTAGCAATATCAATCTGATGGTTTATATCAGTTAATTCTTCTTTTATCTTAGCGTTTCTTTCCTTTAATAACATATTCATCTTACTAAATATATTAATATCTAATAAGTCTTCTATGACAGCTCTACGTGACCATGCTGGTAGTTGCATAAACGGTATGAAGGAACTACTACCAAGTACAACGATTTGATGAAAAGATTTATGATTAAGTTTTAATATATTTTGCTCTAAGAACTGTTGGAAATCTCTGGCATTAGATGCTTGGTTAATCATATTACCATTTTGCCAAATCTCAAACTTATTCGGTTTAATACCTCTAATGATTTTAAACTCTGAGCCACCAGTAGAGAATTCAACAGTAACTACTGATCCTTTACCATTTATAGAGTTTATAAGTTGAGCTTTATTAATATCTCTATGTGCTCTTCCAAATAAACCAAATGATAGTGCATCTAGTAATGTTGATTTACCTGCACCATTTTGGCCTACGATTAATGTTGTTGGTGACTTGTCCAATAATATCTTAATTGGATCAGTTCCGGTGGACAGAAAATTTGTCCACTCACATGATTTAAATTGTATCATAATACTTCTAGGTTTTGTGCTTCGGTATAAAGCTTTCTTAATTCAAGTTTTAAATGTTCTTTGTCTAAATCTGTATCAACAGCTTCTACATATGAATCGAGTAATTCTGTAGTATCTTCTAAGGAAACTTTATCGTCCTCAACGCTATCTCCTAAATACTCTTCAAAGGACTCTGCTATTTTGAGTTCATATGTATCAGTACTTTGTAATCTATCGACAAACTTGTCAAACATATACAGATCATTTTTATTTATGACAATAAGTTTAATGAATTTCTTTTCAAATTGTTTCATATCAACCTTATCATAATCTACTTTAGTGTCATCATAAACTACTTTTTTAAATATAGTTAAAGGATTTCTTACGGCTTCTACTTCTCTTGTTTCTGTATCTAGTACATGAAAATATTTAGGATCATCTACATCCGCCCAAGTCATTTCAAATTGAGCACCAAGATAATGAACATTGTCTCTACTTGACTTTGTATGAAAGTGACCACTTAGTACAGACTCAAACCTTGAGAATATATCAGCATTCATTCCATGTGGGTTAGGTATTCCAGCCATCATATCAAATCCTTTTAACTCTAGGTGAGCTCCAAGTATAGAAGCTTCACATTGGTGAGCCCATTCTGTATACTCTTTATAGTTACTATTATTAATCCATGGAATAACAGCTACTTTAAGACCATCGTAATCTAATACTGTTGGCTTCATACATATGTTAACATTAGAAGTAAAGTAACCTAATAACTCTTTTAGTGAACAAAGCTCATTTGTATTTTTATAGTATA